TGGGGAGCATAGTACTCACCTGCTGTGATACCCAAGGTTGTCAATGGTGTGCCAGAAGTGTTGGAGATATACACAACTCCGCCGTTGGCCGCAGATTCTGTAACAGTTCCACCACCAGCATACACTGCTGTGGCTGTGCTGGCAAAAGAAACAGTACTGGCAGTACAAGCTGTCACTGTGTATGTTCCGTTGTATTCGTTGCCAGCTGAGCTGGTGTCAACAATGCCGGCCACATCAATGATGTCACCTACAATGTATGGTGCTGCTGTTTGTGTAGCAAAACTCAAAGTGGCTGTGGTTCCGTTGCCGGTGGCCAGAGTCACAGTCAAGGTGTTGCCACTGGCAACGCTGTCAGCATACAAACTCAATTTTCCACCAATGTTGGCGGCATAAACACCATAGTTGTTCAGTACAGAGTTGATGCTGGACACCAAAGCCGTGACTGTGTTGTTAGGTGAAGATTGTACTGTTATAGTTTGATTGTTGATGGTAAAGCTGTTGCCAGCAGTCAAGCTGGTTGGCGCTAAGGTGCCTTGTATGGTGGGCCAGGAAGTTTTCCATTCATCGCTGCCGACCAAGACCCAGGTATTGTATAGTTCATCTGCACTCATGGTATCTTGAATCCATCCCGGAGCCTGTGCCGAAGTAGGACCACCACGCTTGTAGTAGGTTGGGTTATACACGTTGGTTGCTGTTACAGCATAGTCACCAATACTGCCATAACTAGGAAGTGGCACTGTACTTGATGGTTCTAAATATGCTGTGCTGGTAATTGCTGTGGCTGTTTTGAGACTAAATGCCGATGTTGTAATATTCCACTCGTTGATACCCCAGGTACTGTGAGTAGTATCTAACCAATAGGTTCCCTTGGCAGGGGCGCCAAATGGACGTGTTAATGTAGCTGTAAGGGCGGCCAAGTCAATGTTGGCACGTTGCACATAGGCTATGTTGGTCACACCCAGGGCTGAATACCCAGCCAACAGGCCGTATTCGTTGAGTTCATATCCGTTGATAGGAGTACCGGCTGTGGTATTATAGAAGAATGGCACGCCAAACGTGGATAATAAATCTCGTTGGCTGGTCATTAGGTACAGTTTGTTGGCATTAACTGCCAGTGTTCCTGGAGCAATTCCAGTACCTGCACCCGAAATCTTGTTCTCTGCTGTTACCAATAAGATATATGGTACCGAGCTTGAAGCGGCGGGCGTGTAATTACTTTGGTCAATTACACTGACTTGTACACCTGGGGATATTAAGGCCATAACAAATTCCTTTTTATTAATGTAGATATTTATCGATTGAGACAAAAAGATTGGTATATAGTGTCCCTTACGGTAAGGTTTTCATGTCAAAAAGGCACTAAATACTGACATGAGACCCATGTGCCAGGCCTGTAAACAGCGAGTGTGTGCAATAAATTGCCATCGCGGAGACAAGATCTACTATCGTAGTCGCTGTGAACATTGCATCAAACGAGCAAGACGCATCAAACCACCCGAGCCCAGGTGGCAACAAAATGGCTACAACAAAAAACCCACATGCGATCGCTGTGGGTTTAGGGCAAAATTTTCAGCACAACTGCTGGTGTATCACGTGGACGGCAACTGCAACAACAGTAGTCTACGCAATCTCAAAACTGTGTGTCAAAACTGTGTGGAGGAAGTCAAACGTTCAGATCTAACCTGGCAGCCTGGGGATCTGACTCCAGATGTTTGACCAGGTCTGTGATTTGAGCATACAGGTGATCCATGCTGGCATTGTTGTCTAACACCGCATCAAACTCGGTACCAATCCAGGCAGTTTCGCTGGCATGTATACCCAACTGTTTCAGCAGAGCCTGATCGGTTTCTATGCCAGAATTGGCACCCAAGGCAGCATCATACCACTCGGGTTCAGGTCCGCGTAGCACACGCACCACTATGCCACCGGCACGTTTGATGGCCTTGATTTCGTTGGGGAATCTGCAGTCGCTGATGACCACATGATCCTGGGCTGTGCGCAGGCGATTTTCCAAGGCAGCAATCCAGGTATCATCGTGAAATGCACGTCGCACCACTTCGGTGCCCCAGAACTGCAACACCCAGCGTGGAGTCAAATTGGGTAGATTTAGGCGCATGCTCCACCAAGGATCCACTTGCTCACGCCAGGCACGGCTATGAGTGGTACGCCCTTCCAGCAACTCTCGGTCCCAGCCAAACACACTGGCCACAGCATCTTTAAGAGTGCTGGCAAAACTTTCACGGCGAAACCCATGCACATTGACCAAGTAATCAGCTGTGGTGTCTTTGCCGGCACCGATTGATCCACAAATACCAATAATCATCTAATTTCCTTTACGTTTAGGTGTCGTAGTGTGGCCTGCAACATGTCAATTTGTCTACGACAGTCTTCTAGAGCATGATGGCTGGTAGGCGGCTTGGGCAAGTCAGGCCAGAGGCTGTAGATGGTCCTGGCGTCGCGCACATTGTAGAACTGCCAAGGCAAGGGTTTATTATAGCTCTTGTAGGCATGTTCAAGTATGTTCATATCATAAGTCGGCCCATTGGCCCAAACAAATTTGTGTTGCCAGGCCAATTTGTACAGGCTGTCAAGTGCCTGATCAAGATCCACACGGCCTTCTTCCATGAATGCTTCAGCTTGCGCCTCGGGCTGTGTGGCCCACCAGTCTATGGTGTCTTGCTGTATGGTGCGATTTTCCTGGCTTTCCAGAGTGATACGAGCATAGTAGCAACGATCGTAATAGCCGCGGCCAAATGGGTCAAATGCCTGTGCAGCAATGGTCAGGATTGTGGCATCGGGTCCGGTGCCTAGTCCTTCTATGTCAATCATCAGTGAGCTCATGCTATGAGTATAGCACGAATTCTGGTCAGAGTCTAGTGGCGGTTAACCAATTATCCAATAATAAATGACAAAGGTTGCGAGCCATCTACATAGTTTCTCAGGTCTTCGAGGCACTTGTCTATGCCAGCTTGACCTTCGGCCTTCATGGCAGCGCCGTTTAGGCTACCACCCCCTTGTGGTCCTGCTAGAGTTGAGAACTTTTCACGTGCTTCGCCAATGATCAACTTTGAATTGGCCACCATGTAATCACGGATCCACTGCTGTATTTGAAAGTCGCTCAAGAGATTGAATTCTGGCTTCAAGTTATAGGTCCACATCAGCACACTTTCGCCGGTGCCTTTGGGATCACGGATCAGCTGTAATTTTTTGGTCACAGGATTAAATGTATAGTTCATGTAGGCGCCAAACATGCGTCCAGCCATTTTTACATAATCGCTGTAGAATTCATAGGTGGCAAGTCCGCCGGCCACGTTGAAGTTCATCAGATACACGTTCATTGACGCTTGACTGAATGGATCAAAGTTGCTGGCAAACGGGCCAGTTGAATCGCCAAATGTTCTACGATAAATTTGACGCACACTGATGACTTCCTGCGGTAAATCATAGATGTTGACATTGGTCACCAGTTCCAGAAAGGTATAGCTTTCTTCGTAGGCGTTTTGTGATCTCTGACGATAAACACCGATGGTGCGCTGATAAGCTGCTTCAAAGTGCTCAGCATCTAGCTCAATATCAATGATCTGGCTGCCCAGTTGCAGGCGCACATAATCAAAGAGATTTTGTTTTAGTGTATCTAAGCTAGATTGATTTTCTAAGGACATATAGGGAACTCCTGGTTCCCTGTATTTAGCTGATTACCACGCCCAAAGTATGATTAAATTGTCACTACCTCTGCCGTTCCATTTTATCTCAGTTGCTCGGATTTCAGCAAAGGCTCGACGAGCTGCTGGTTTGCCACCACCTGTAACTGCCCGGATCTGCTCGGCTGGTTTGCGAAGAGTTTTCTGTACAGTGGTTTGTGCATCAAATCCCACAACAGCAGATCCTTTTACAGTGAATGTACCAATATGGCTGTCGGCCATGACATGGATAAGTCGGCGTTTGGCTGTATCGTACAGCCATGCTTCTGAAGCATTGACCAGTCGTGTCACCGGTTCACTTTTGAGCTTGAGTTCGTCAAACTCCTTCAGGAACTTGAATTTTCTTGTGAGTCGTTCAGGGCTTACAGCTTTCTTGGCACGAGGTTTACGTTCTACCTTTTTCAACTGTACATAGCTGGCGCAGTCGTTGATCACAGTTTCACAGAATTTCACACAGTTCTTTAACTGTAGCTTTGTCAGGTGGCTGTAGCCTTCTACCAGATCTGCATCTTCGCCGGCCAGGACTTCGTTAAACTCGGCCAAGCGTAGCTCCCACACACGAGTCACAGTTGACGTCATGTTGGGACTGATATTCATGCCACGCATGACAGCAATGGGCTTGAAGTCGGCACTCATCTTGGCGCCGGCCACAACAAAATCATCAAACATGCCTTCTAATTCGCCACAGCACTCGCTGACCTTTTCACGCAGGTGATCTTGAATTGTCAATCGAGCCACTGCGGCATCAGCATCAATTTCGTCCTGTGCTCGTTTGACTTCTTGTTTTGATTTGAGCATGGTACTAATCTGATCGTCAACAATGCATTGCTCGTGTTCGGTAAGTTCTAGACCAATCAAGGTCATACGACAGGCCCAGGCCGGAGTCACACGAATTTGGCTGTCAGGAATACCACGCATGAGTCGAGCATCCTGAGGACGATGGTTGACCTCTAGGTATTGGCACAGCATTTCTTTGGCATCCCGTTTGCCATAATGGTATGTGTACCAACCAAAGGCCTTGGCCAACAGGCTCAGGCGATTTTCACTGGTGGGTTGAACACGCCACTCGGGTTCAGGACCCACATATTTGAATTCAGCACCCTTGGGGTTTAGTCTTTTGATTTCGTTTGATTTGGCCATAGTGTGTATTATACATTGAGACTTGTGCAAGGTCAACCAAGCAGGTTAGCAAAGGTAATGTGCTGTTCCAAATTGGTAAGTAAATCTGCTGTTTGTTTTACTAGCTCTCGATACTTTGGTGTTTCTTTATGCATCCTGCGGCATTCTACACTTTCCATGTCGACAGCTACAATAGCTCGATCTACCGCTCGAACCATTTTTAATAGGTCTTTGCGGGCTACTTTATTTTTAACCTGTGCTATTTGCTTTTCGGCAAAATCCAAGCGTTGAAATAGTTCGTCCATGGTGTAATTATACCGGCTTTTGAATTCGTAGTCAATCTAGCCCATAAATACATGACTATGCCAAGATTAAGTATGTGGCGGCCCAACCGCTCCTCAGATTACCAATTTATTGACCGTACCATCTCCGAAATGTTTACAGTGGGAGGCCTCGACATTTATTGTCACAAATACCTCGGTCCGCAGGGTGCTGGCCAAGACAATGGCAATAATGATGCTACCATACCCAATTATGCCACAACAGATCCATTGCATATTGAGGATTTGCTTTTATTAGAAAATCGTGATCGAGTTTATGATCCAGATGTGTATATCATGCGGGGTGTTTATCGCACCCAAGACGTAGACTTTGATCTTACACAATTTGGTTTGTTTTTAAACAACGACACACTTTTTATACATTTTGCTTACAACGACATGATAGATACGTTTGGGCGCAAGCTCATGTCAGGTGATGTGATCGAATTGCCCAATTTGAAAGATTATCATCCCTTGGATACCACCTTGGTCAAGGCCTTGCCAAGATACTATGTGATCCAGGATGCCAACTTTGCATCAGAGGGATTTAGTGTCACTTGGTTGCCGCACCTATGGCGGGTCAAGGCCACGCCCATGGTCAATGCTCAAGAGTACAGCCAGATCATCAATCAACCATTCATGCCAGAAAACATCTGGGATCCAGGCAATTTTTATCCCGCAGGCGAAGTTGTCAACAATGGTGGAACCTATTACACAGCCACGGGCAACGTGCCGGCTGGTACACCGATTGATGCTGTCAATCCCGCAACCGGGCTACCATATTGGACACCAACTACACCGGCCACAGTGGGTGACAAGCAAACGACCAGACTCAAGGATCTACAGATCAATGATGCCTTGTTGACACAGGCCTACCAAGATGTGCCACTCAGTGGCTATGACAATGTCAAATTTTATATTTTGCCCACAGGACCCAACGGAGAACCTGCGGCAGCAGGATTGAATGCTGATCAAACTGATCCCACTGTGGATGGTACCCAGCCCGGTGAGGGCATCAGCCCCAATGGATTTGGTTATGCACAAGGTTACTTGACCGGAAGTACTCATGCGCCCAATGGCCTGCCAGTCACACCTGGTGTACAATTTCCTCCAAGTCCGGTGTCGGGCGACTATTGCCTGCGCTTGGACTATTTCCCCAATCGCTTGTTCCGCTACAACGGTCGAGCCTGGTTGGCCATTACCGACAATGTACGCACCGATCTTGACTATGCTGCTGATGCCTTGACACAACGAGCCAGCTTTGTCAACAATCCCTACACTGTGCCTACCACCGACATTGGCAATATTCCAAGTCGTCAAAGTCTCAGTCAAATATTAGAAATCAAACCAGACAATGGTGACCAAGGTGGCGGATTACCACCCAACCCAAGACCCCCAGGACGATAAGACTGTATTAATAAATCCAATTCTGTATAGTTTTTATCCAAGATGTATAGCCACTTGTATCCTAATCGTTCTACTAGATTTTGTTTTTCAATAGTCACATTAGGATTTATTGTCAGTTGTTTTGCTTCAATGTACCATGATTTTATTTCAACAACATACTTGCTATTCAAAATATAATCTGGCAAATAATAACGGCGAGGGTAAATGCTGTCACGTAGTGCCTTGGGCTTAGATACTAGGTGTATGCACCCTTGAGCCTCACAATATTCAAGAAAATGATACTCATAACTGCTTTGATACTGCAAATTGTAATTTTTGAACTGTTGTTTTATTGTAGCGTGATACCCAGAATTATGATTTTTAATGTATGTTTCTTTTCCTTTTTCAACAACCCCGGGTAAATGAATAATGTTATTTTTACCTGTCATCCGCTTACTACGATTTTTTTGATCGTCTGAGCCTTGATACCTAGTGGCAAAATATTCTTGGACATGTTTTGCCTGGCCATTTATGTGTTGTTGTTTTGCCCGCTGTCTACTTGCTTCCCTGTAATCTATGCTGCGATCGGATTGCAAAAATTCATTATGCTTTTTTTTACGATTACATTGAAAATCTGCGTTGGTTAAATTTAGTTTAGTTAAGTTTGATGATCTACGACCGCCATCATTTAATGCGGCATTGCGATAACTGTTAGTTGCAGCTTGCGACTTAACAGGAGCACCTGGATATTTTTCTAAATATGATTGTTTAGTGTATCCAAATTTACGCAAATATCTATCCTGTATTATCCGTTTAAGTTCACCGTTTATTAAACAAACTATAGTATCGTATGTGTGATCTGGATAAGTTGGATTTATAGACTTTGGTGTTGGCCCGGGGTAATCGGTTTCGCATTTGTTTGTCATACAAATATTTATCTTAAATCATATAATTACTAAATAATACATAACAAGGGGTAACCATGAGTCAGTACTTTTTTGACAATCAGATCAGGAGGTTTTTATTACAGTTTGCCAGAATATTTTCAAACTTTGATGTTGAGTATGGTGCCAACGAAGCCGGGCAAGGCCCTGGCTCCACAGTAGATACCTTGATACGTGTACCGGTACGCTATGGTGATGCCAGTCGCCAGGCACAAACAATCATACAGAACAACTCGGCCAACGACATGCCATCCACACCCATGATGTCGTTTTACATTACCGATTTGAAGTATGATCGCCCTAGGATACAGGAACCATACTTTGTAAACAACATAGCTGTACGCCAGCGTACCTATGATTCGGCCACTGACACCTACGAAACCACGCAGGGCAATGCGTTTACCATCGAACGTGCCATGCCGGTGCCCTACGAATTGACCATCAATTTGGACATATGGACATCAAACACCAATCAAAAATTTCAACTGCTGGAGCAGATTCTGACCTTGTTCAATCCCAGTTTAGAAATACAAAGCACCGACAACTACATTGACTGGACCAGCCTGACGGTGCTGTATCTCAAAGATAGCCGTTGGAGCAACCGAACCATTCCAGTAAACTCAGACACTTCTATCGACATTGCTACCTTGACATTTACCTTGCCCATGTGGATCACACCCCCGGCCAAGGTCAAAAAACTGGGTGTGGTTGAACGTATTATTGCGTCAGTGTATGATGCACAGGGTGATCTTACCAATGCCTTGACCAACAGCGACCTGTTGTTGGGCACTCGTCAGAGATTTACACCGTATGCTTACCAAGTACTGCTGATCGATAACAAACTGCAGGTCCTGCGTCAACAACAGGTCGTCGATGAGTCCAATGTCAGTCTAACGCCGCCCAACAGTCCACCCAGCAACCTATTATGGCACAATGTGGTCAATCTGTATGGTACCTTGAGACCCGGAATCAGTTATGTCACACTAGAACAACCAGATGGAACCGAAGTCATGGGCACCGTGGCCTATGATCCCACTGACGATAGATTCTTGTTGTTTACAATAAACTCTGGCACTGTTCCGCCCAACACCCTGGCGCCAATTACGGCCGTGATTGATCCCTTGGTCAGTGCGCCTGGTTTGGGATTGCCGGCAGCAGCCGTAGGACAAAGATATTTGTTTACACAGGCCACTGGATCGTTTGATAATCCCGATCTGGACAATCCTGAGGCATGGCTAGGCACCGGTGGCCAACCCCTGGTGGCACATGCCAACGACATAGTCGAATATGACGGCGCAAGATGGCGTATTTCTTTTGACAGTACATCAAGTCCAGATAATATACAATACGTGACCAACTTGACCACCGAGCTACAGTACCGTTGGACCGGATCAGCCTGGGTCAAGAGTTACCAAGGAATCTACCCAGGAGGAGCATGGTCATTGGTACTGTAACAGCAGTTGGAGTTTGGTTTTATTCTAGATCCACCAAACGATATTTGTATCTGCTAAGGAATGATCCAAAAAATCCCGAGTGCTGGTCCTTGCCCGGAGGCAAGAGTGAAGCAGGGGAATCCTTGTTTGAAACTCTGGAACGTGAGTGCACCGAGGAACTCGGCACCATGCCGGCTTATCTCAAATTGATGCCCATTGAGAAATTTACCACTGCTGATGGCAAGTTTGAATACAATACTTTTGTTGCTGTGGTTGATGACGAATTTATTCCTGTGCTAAATCACGAACATTTTGGGTATGCCTGGATCGATGCCACAGTGATTCCCAAACCCTTGCACAAAGGATTATGGTCAACTGTGAATTTTCAAGCGGTGCAGAACAAGATACAGGTAATCGAGTCCAGTGTTGACCCAGTATAGCCTACTGTGATACGTCGCAGTAACTGATCCACTCTCTGTAGTCCATGGTTCTAACATTGGCACAGTCCAACCACTCACCGGGCATGATGGTGGATTCTCCTACCAGATAGAACTGTACCGGATAGGCCGTGAATATTTTAGTAATCTCTGCAATCCAGCTGTCGCGGCCACCTGCAGTTTCTCTATGATAACCCAACAAAAATATTTCTCGATGTCCATCAAATGCAGCCAAATAGACCAAGGTTGCTAGATCTGTGATTCCAGGACGTATGGGTATGAGATAGAACTCGCCAGGATGGTTGATACAGTTTCTAGGAGTGGTATAGACCACATTGTCCTCCTGATATCCCAATTCCAGTATGGTGTTGAGTCTGTTGTTATTGGTTTCTACTGCAAAATCCAAGCGCATATCCTGTGCAATCTCACCAGTACCATAGGTCTGTAATTTTTTGCTACTGAGCAATCCACCACGGTGACGTGCCAGGCGAGTATAGTCAAAGCGATAGCGATCTATTGAGCTGCCAATACAGGCCGCACGACCACTTATGTGTTGATTCTCGATGGGATTAGGAATCCACTCGCGTGTTTCGGTTTTTTTGCCTCCGGACCACTTGGACTCTAGGATCACAAACTCGCCGGGGTAATCGCTTCTGTATCTGGCCTGCATTAGGTTCTCCCCACTGCTACTTCAATAATACCAATCTCTGCAGAGTTGTAATTTTCCAAGGCCTTGCCAACAATGCAACCGGGTTGATATTTTGCAATTTCTAAACTTTGTGCCACACCCTGGTGGCCACTGGTCACCAGTCGATCACCCTTGGCGATGATTCCTACCACTCGACATGGCACACGACCTGTGAGTGCTACGGGTACAACATATTGACCAGTCTGTAGGCTGTTCATCAAGTAACTGGGATTGGTGCTGATTATACCGGCCACGGCCGTGGAATGACTGACATGTGTAACAGTTATTTCGTAGTTGCCGCCAAATTCTACTACTGTTCCGGCTGGATAGTCAGCATCGGCCACATACATCTCGGCCAAGTCGGCATGTGAGCTGTTGAGATTTTTTCCAGTTATGTTGCCGGCAACAGAAATGTTGTCGGCCAGGCCAACTGTGACACTGTTGGTACCTACGGTGACCTGTGTCTGATCAACCACTTGATTAAATGTTATGGTATCGCCGGCAGCAATGGCCGAAGTATTTGTGTTGTCGTCGGCAAGGGTCAGTACCGAGCTCAACGAACTGTCAACATAGCCTTTGGTGGCTGCATCGTTGCTTTGCAGTGGTGACTGTACATTTTGTATGTACACATTGGCAACCGAAATGTTGCCCACCGGAATCAGCAACAGATCACCTGTGTCGGTGGTTATGGTATTGGTAATCACATTGCCGGCAATCACATTGCCAACTACACTTTCGGTTTGATTGACCACCTCTGTGTTGACTATGGTGGTGTTTCCGGTCACACTCAAATTTCCAGTGATGGTCACGGTGCCCGACGTGACCGTTACCACATTGGCCATGCCAGCTGAACTTATGGTCACAGAGGAATTGCTGTAGACTGTGACGTTGCTGGTTCCGCCTGAAATTGAATTGGCCGAATAATTTTGTGTAAAGACCAAGGCAGTTGTACCAATTGCTATGGGGTTATCGGTAATCAGTTTCCATTGGGTATCGGCATACACAGCGCCTTCGGTGACCATGACAATCATGCCAGCCTGTATTTCTCCAGTGGCATTGGCATCCGACGTACGAACCCAGGTACCGTTGGTTCCAGAACCCACAGTGACCACATCGTAGATACCGTTTTGGCTGGCTGTGTCTTGCCCGGTGACCAGGACACGATCGTTGACGGTGAGGCTTATGCTGTCGATCTGAGCAGGAGCTCCTCCGGTCAGCGTGATGTTGCTAGTTGTGACTGTCCGTGTGGCCTGTTTGTAATCCAGGTCTGAAATCTGTTCGGCACGCGGTCTGGTTAATCCCATTGTTCTTCCAATAATATGCTATATTTAGTCAAAAAAATAGGACTTGTTCAAAGTCCTATTTTTGTCTGGCGAGTGGACTGTTAGTCCACTCTGTGCCGGGTCAACTGCACTTAGTTACCGTTTTTGAGTGCCTTGATTTCTGCACGCAATTCCACGATAGCTGCCAAGGCCAAGGCCGACAATTTCTCGTAGTCTACTGCCAAGGAACCATCTGGTCTTGTGCGTGTTGCCAAGGGGAACACTGCCTGTACATCTTGAGCAATAACACCAAAGTCACTCTTCTGGATGAAGTAGCCATCTTCGCCGCCATGATCAGCAATGTACGCATCAGTCCAGTCAAACAACTTGCCACCAATTGCGTCTACAGCATCTAGAGCATTTGGAATTGGCTTGATGTTTTCCTTGAACTTGGCGTCAGATGAATAGTAAGCAGTGATGTTGTTGGTAGCACGGATTTCACCTGCGGTACCACTTGCCGCTGTGCCTACTCCCAAACTGCCACTGTACACGTTGCCTGTGGCACTTACGGCACCACCTGTCAACACGTTACCACCAGTTACGTTACCTGTAGCACTGTAACTAGCAGCTGTACTTGCACCTGTGACAACAATTGCACCACCAGTGATGATGTTACCACCAGTGATGTTGCCTGTGGCACTTACTGTACCGCCTGTCAACAAGTTGCCGCCAGTGATGCTGCCTGTGACTGATTCAATACTGCTCACAATCAAGTTAGCACCATACACGTTACCAGATGTACTGATAATACCACCTGTTAATACGTTACCACCAGTCACGTTACCTGTTACACTAGCACTTGATCCGGTAATTACACCACCCACTGTACTTGCGGCAGTTACTATACCTGTTGTGCTAATAGCACCACCACTTAATACGTTGCCACCAGTGATGTTGCCTGCAGCACTTACTTGACCACCTGTCAATACGTTACCACCAGTTACGTTACCTGTAGCACTTATTGTTGTACCAACGTGATTTGCGGCAAACACTGTGTTAAATGTTTGACCACTTGAACCAATGTTACCAGTACCGTTTGTACCACCGTTGACAATAGCAGTGACACCGTTTGTACTGTTAACAGTTAAGGCTCCACTGGTTGTCAATGAACTACCAACTGTGGTAATATTTGGCTGACTTGCGGCACTAACAGTTGCAACATAACCACCAGTGGTTTGATATCCGTTTGGATTGGTTGCATTGTATGGTGTAAATCCAAGTGCAGTTGTTACTTGACTGGAACTGATTGCACCAACCAAACTAGCACCTGTTACGTTGCCAGTAGCACTTAGTTGACCGCCTGTGAGCACGTTACCGCCTGTGATGTTACCTGTACCAGATATTGTACCACCTGTGGCCAAGTTGCCACCAGTGATTGTACCAGTGCCAGATATTGTACCACCTGTGGCCAAATTACCACCGGTGATTGTACCACTTAGGCTAGCACTACTACCGGTGATAACACCCCCCACTGTACTTGCAGCAGTTTGTGTGCCGGTCACAGAACTACTAGAGCCAGTGATTACACCACCAACAGTTGACGCGGCAGTTTGTGTACCTGTTACACTAGAACTGGAGCCTGTGATTACACCACCCACTGTACTAGCGGCAGTTACTGTGCCACTTGTGCTGACAGCACCACTGCTCAATACATTGCCACCAGTTACGTTACCGGTAGTAGAAACACCGATTACTGTGGTCCATGCGTTTGATGTGTTGTTGAACAACCACTTGGCATATTCTGCACCAACTGGGCCCACAGCAATACCGCCGCCGTTAGCGGCAGAAGCTGTGGCTGCGTTGTTGGCCAACTGGTATACCAAGTCATTGGTTACCACTGTGTTGGAGTTAATGGTTGTTGTTGTGCCTTGAACAGTCAAGTTACCAGCAATAACAACGTTACCATCTGTGCCACCTGCGCCGTTAGGATCAATAGTCAGTGTTGGACCAGCAGCTACAATAGTGTTGCCACTGAGTATCACACTGCCACCAACAACACTTGCGCCAGTTACTGTACCTGTGACACTAGCACTTGAACCTGTGATAACACCACCAACAGTACTTGCAGCAGTCACTGCGCCAGTTACCGAAGCAGAGCTACCAGTGATCACACCACCAACAGTACTTGCAGCTGTTACGGCACCTGTAACACTAGCACTAGAGCCGGTGATTACACCGCCCACTGTACTAGCGGCAGACTGTGTACCAGTTACACTAGAACTTGAGCCAGTGATTACACCACCCACTACGCTTGCGGCAGTTACTGTACCACTTACCGATGCACTTGCACCACTTACAGCACCAGTTACACTAGCACTAGAACCAGTGATTACACCACCCACTGTACTTGCGGCTGTTTGTGT